TTGGTAATTGGGAAAGGTTGGACTGGCTTAACAAATGCCGAAAAGGATTTGGCGATTCAATATTATGCGTATCCTGATACTATGAGTGCTGTCATATATCTAATGGGAAAAGGATACACTCAGGCACAAGCACAAGGATTTATTTTATATCAATGGCATAGGCATCATGGTAATGTGATGAATAGTTGTAAACAAAGATGGTATTATGCAAAATTTATTGTACCACAATATCTGAGTTTTAATGATGCAGAAGATTTGCTCAATACTGTTGAACCTCTGGTATTTGCATATAATGATATGGGTAGGTTGGGAAGAAATTATGACGATAAAAAAGACGGTATTATGGACTACATTGAATCAACAAATGCATTTGCTGGTCAGGGATTGAGAGAAAATAGTTATACTTTACTTCAAGGCACATGGGATATTTTTATTGGTGCTATGAAAGATGTGTTTGTTAATGGAATTTATAATAAGTATGTAGATATTGATATTAATTAATCATGGCGAAAATTAGAACAAATTTTATCGAACTTCTGTTGAGACAAACACTCTTAGGTCAACAAATATATCTTGAAAATGGTACGTTGATAACTATTGACGAAATTGATTATCAACCAATAATAAAAGAAATTTATATTCAAAGCGGTGGTGATGGTTATAAATTATCGATTGATGATAACTATGATTTCGAATTAATTCTTGACGATAGAAATAAAATTATTCCAAATAAAGGAAGAATAAAAGGAATGAATAAGGAAAAATAATTGTATTTATATAAAAACAAAAGCTATGGACGAATTTTTAAAGATTATATTTGGGGATTTTACTTGGATTCAATTATTTGCATATGGTTGGTTCTTTGTAATTGGCTATTTAATTTACGGTTTGACTGAAGTAACAGGTCGAGATATCTCAAGTCCCAACACACCTAAGAAATGGAGTTGGAAATTCTGGTTCAAGGACAATTGGCGTAGATATTTAACCACGATTTTATGCTCATACGTATTTTTCAGATTCTATAATGAAATAAGTGGACATGAATTTGGTTACATTGATGCGGTTAGTCTTGGTTTGATTGGTGATGGTGTTGCTGTTACAATAAAAGAAAGAGTTAAAGCAATTGGTGGCAACAGAGATGAATTAACATTACAAGTAAAGAAAGAATTGGGAGAAGTAGGATAATGGATTATTCAACATTCAATATTAATAATTTTTTTATCAAGAAAGACAGCACACTTCCTGAATTAAAATATCCTCTTATTCAAAAGGTGAGAGAGAAATATGATATTTCAGATGCTATGCTTGAAAACGTTGCCGTAACATTCTCAATGATTGATGCGGATAGTGGGTTATATCGAATAGCCAATGTTCCCGCAAGTCTTGTTATTAATACTGATAGACCGGATTATCCAGATGAGGTTAAATACACCCTTATTTATAGATTTACTTTAAAAGATACAAGAAAAGCCGGAAGATTTTTGGGTGAATTTGTCATTGATTTCATTCCATCGGGAAATGAAGGTGGATGCGGAAAAATAAAACTACCTGTTAATGGTCAAATTAATATAACCATCTCTGATTCAATTACTAAGACGACTCTCATCTAACCAATTCCATCGTAATCTTTTAACTATTTTATATATAAACATATAATTTCTATCGTATTTTATTTGTAAATCGGGAATAGAAACGCCCCTTTTAAAATCGTTTCGTATTGCAATAACTTCATTTTCAGTAGTAATTGACATTCCATTATTCTCACCCCTATTTTTATTTATATTATTTTTAACTTTTTTCTTTACAACTTTTTCTTTTTTAATCATCATTTGACCATTCTTTTCCGAAGGAATAAGTCCTAATCTCCAATCACTTATTTTTTTCTTTGTTATATCTGACATAGCACCATGTGGTTTTCTCATTTTTTCTTTAGTTTCCTCGCTATGTTTTCTTCCAAGTTGACTAATTTTATTCGCTTTACCAATTTTTCTTTTGGTTTCTTCAGATATAATATAGTTTTTTCTTGACGATGGCTTATTCTTTTTAGCAATACTCATTTTATATTTGCTTTCTTTCGAAAATTTAAACCCCAATGAATTTCCTGCTGTTGGTAATAAGTTATACCCTTGTTTTTTATCACATGCCTGATATAGATTAATATAATATTGTTCACGTTGAAGTAAAATTTCTGGTACTACTTCTTCAATTATAGTAAATTTGAAATTATTTTCACCATATTTATTCCACGCATTTTGTAAACATGAATTATCGTGAGTGTTATTATTAAGAGTATATTTATGTTGATACCATCTTTTATTGATATTCTTTGCACTTCCAATGTATTTTTTACAGTTAATAATATTTTCAATTAAATAAATTCCAGATTTCATAATATTTTTATAATAAATACTTTAAATTTGATTTTCTAATAAATAAAATTGTGGTAAACAACAATAATTTAAATTTTTTTACTACCTTTGCCCTCACATAAGGGTTAACCATGCGTATTATAATAGCTGGCGGTAGAAGTTTCAAGGATTACAACAGACTTTCCTCTGTTTGTGATTATATGCTTCAAAATCAAACAGACGTTGAGATTGTGAGTGGTACTGCTATGGGTGCAGACAAACTCGGTGAACGATATGCTCAAGAACGTGGCTATAAAATAGCAAGGTTTCCTGCTGAATGGAGTACCTATCAAAAAGCAGCAGGTTTCATACGCAATAAACAAATGGCAGAATATTCAAATGCATTGATAGCTTTTTGGGATGGACGCTCTAAAGGTACTGAGCACATGATAGATTTAGCTGTTCAATATGGATTAAAGGTCAAAATTTGTTATTATTAATTTCCAGCAGCAATAATTAAAATTATAGTATTTATAATAAATTGCAGGAAATGGGTAGAAAATATATCAACATTGAGGGTGAAAAATTTGGTAAACTATTAGTCACTAAAGAGTTCAAACGCATCGGTAAATATTTGTTTTGGAAGTGTGTTTGTGAGTGTGGTGAAATTTCATTTGTTACATCAAGTGATTTGAAAAGAGGAAGAATAAATTATTGTACCAAATGTAATCAACAAAAATCAGAGAAGTCAATATTGCAGGTCTTATATAAAAATTATAAATTAAATGCTTTGAAGAGAAATATCCCATTTAATTTAACAATTGATGATTTTAATAAAATAATTACAAAGAACTGTGATTATTGTAATGTTCCACCACAACAAGTTTTACATAAAAAGGGGATGAAATATGATTTAACATATAATGGTATAGATAGAGTGGATAATAATCGTGGATATAGTATTGATAATTGTGTTCCTGCTTGTAAATTTTGTAACTTAGCTAAACGAAATTTTAAGAGAGAAGAATTCATCGAATGGATTGGTAGAATTAAGGGGTCTTAAAATTAAAATCTGCTATTATTCCAAAAACAATTGACATTTCGGAAATTTTCGCATACTTTTGCATGAATAATCTGTGGAGATATGAAACTTATTGAACAAGAAAACGGTCAGGCATTGGTTCTTTTGAGAAAGATTAATCTCTTGAAAAAGAGGGAGAATGAGCTTGAAGTTGAACTAATTAAAAGTCCAATCAACAAAAAAATCCATAAGACTCTTAAACAAATCGAAGCGAGCGAGCAGGAATTGAAAAAGATTTGTACGCATAGCAAAAAAAGTAGAAAGGATGAATATGTTTCTGGAAGCTATTTTGATAGGTGTCAATACATAAAAATCACAATATGTGACATTTGTGGTACTGAATTAGATAGAGAAGTAACAACAGGTGGATATGGTTGAAAATCAATTCCCACGTATTTCACAACCAGTTTTTGTTGTCCGTTGTGAAAGAATTTCAAAAAGACTGGCATATTATGTGAGCTTTCCAATCAATGACCAGTTAACTCAAAGGATTAAGGAACTTCCAGATGATACTCGGAAATGGAATGCTTTTGCCAAAATGTGGGAAATTACAACACCGTCATTATTTACATTAATTAGAAAGTATAAGGGTTCAAATAAAATTCACTTTGATTTTGGAACGGAAGAAAGCCGTAAGGTTTTCATTGCTCAAATTAAAAAGATTGAGATTGCTGAAGCTGAAAAGCGTAAGTTTATTGCTGACCTGAATGTGAAAAAAGAACATTGGGTGGCATACAAAGAAGAACTCGAAACCAAGTATATAGAGTATTCAGATAAAATGCATGCACTATTAAATGAGGGGGTGAAGCTATATCCACACCAGATAGTTGCAGCAATGTTCATGAATGTTACTCGTAACACGTTGATTAGCCACGAAATGGGTTTAGGTAAAGCGCAGCCACTTTATTCTGAATTACTTACACCTAATGGGTGGATTCAAATGGGTGACATTAACGTTGATGATTATGTTATTGGAAGCGATGGTAAGCCAAAGAAAGTTTTGAGTGTGTTTCCACAGGGTGTGAAAGATATTTATGAGGTTTGTTTTAATGATGGTACATCGACAAGATGCTGTGATGAACACTTATGGAATGTGAATACATACATTAGAAATTGGAGAAAAAATCCCTTTCAGACCAAATCGTTACATGATATAATGAATGAAGGTATTACATTTAAAAATGGAAATCATAAACATTATATTCCAATTGTCAAACCTATTGAATTCGAAAAAAGAGATTTAAAAATAGACCCATATGTGTTAGGATGTTTATTGGGTGATGGTTGTATTGTTGTTAAGAATAGTATTGGCTTTTCATCAGGCGATAAAGAAATTATTGATGAAATATCCAGAAGATTGCCTATGAATCATAACATGATACTAAATAGTACATCTGAAATTGATTATTATTTAACTGCTGATGGTAAAAATAATTATATTAATCATGCATTGAAATTTCATTGTTTAAAAGGTTGTGATTCATATTCTAAGTTTATACCACACATTTATAAAATTTCTTCAATTGAGCAAAGATTAGAATTATTACAAGGTATTTTAGATACTGACGGTCATTCACGTAAAGACGGAATTATTGAATTAACTCTGGCATCAAAACTACTTATCGAAGACGTTCAATTTATTGTACAATCATTAGGAGGTATTGGAAGAGTTCACGAAAAATGGGTGAAATATGAAGGAGTTAAAAGATTATATTGGAGGTTAACAATTAAATTACCACCAGAATTTATACCATTTAAATTAAAAAGAAAAATTGAAACTTTTGTTGCACCAACCAAATATTTACCCAATAGAGCAATTTCTGAGGTAAAGTATATTGGAAAAGAATTGGCACAGTGCATTTTGATTGATTCTGATGACCATTTATATGTAACTGACAACTGTATTTTAACTCATAATACACTTTCTGCTATTCTTTATTGTGAAATGAATGGCTTCGAAAAGGTTGTGGTAGTTACACCGAACTCTTTGAAGTTCAACTTCTTCAATGAAGTTGAGAAGTTTACCAAGAGTAATTCACACATCATCGGCTGGAGAAAAAACAAATGTAGTATTGATGATGCAAAGTATGTCATCGTTAACTATGACTATTTCAATCCCAGCAGTAAGGACAAGTTTCATGACAAATGGAAGAAGTTAAAATTGGGTGCAATAGATGCTGTTATTTGCGATGAATCTCAAAAATTAAAAAACACCAAAGCCAATACATATAAGAATTTCAAGAGAACGTTCAATAAAAACATATTTAAGGGTGATAAGGTAAGTAAAATATTCTTATCCGGCACACCTGCTCCAAACAGAGCATTTGAATTATATACAATTTTAAATCAAATATCTCCAACTGATTTCAGCACAAAGAAATATTTCTATCAATACTATTGTGGTATGACATACGATTACAATAGTGGTTGGGGATATATAACTGATAGTGCGGAACAAAGACTCGAAGAACTTTATCATAAGATTGCACCATATGCTCATAGGAAAAGAAAATTTGAGGTACTAACCGATTTACCTGATAAGATATATCAGCGTGTCATACTTGAAATGGATGAGAAGGAATATGATACTTATGACAAAATTGAAGAAGGTGTTGCAAACGAATTTCTTGAACATCCAACACGTAATCCACTGACAATTATGCTTCGATTGAGGCAATATACTGCTTCATTGAAGGTCAAACATATTATGGAATTGGTTGATAATATTCTTGAAACAGGTGAGAAAGTGGTTATTGTTGATTTCTTTAAGGATTCATTATATGAATTAAAGGAAAAACTTGGCGATGTTGCAGCACTTCACACTGGTGACCAGAAAGATGATGAACGTGCTGATATTGTTAAGATGTTTCAAGACCCTGATAGTTATTTGAAAGTATTTCTTGGGTCGATACAAACTTGTGGATATGGACTAACATTGACTGCAGCAAGTAAATTATTTATTACAACATTACCATATTCTGTGGGTGACTATGACCAAGTAAGTGACAGATTGCATCGTATTGGACAAAAAGCTGTTGTTAATATTTATCCATTGATATTTAGGGATACTATTGATGATTATGTTTTCTCTGCAATTGAAAGAAAAAGAAAAGAAATTGTCAAAGTCATTGATAATGAAGATTATGAATCAAATGTTGGTGAATCAGTGTTAGCGGAAGTGATACAGAAAATTAAAAACAAACATAAAAAATAGTATATGGAAGTAAGTAAGACGGAAATTTTAGGTGAAATTAAAAGTTTTCTTGAAGGATATAATAATGATTTAAAGTATTTGGTGAATGTGGAAACAGACCCCTCAACGAATGTTGCAGAGTGTATAATTCATGAACCGGGAAAAGAATCTAAAATCATTAGGGCAGAATATGAGCCGTTTATGTACATGAAAGACTTATCAAAATTCAATCGTGAAATATATGTTGGTAAATCAGATACGTTGAAAGAAAGTAAGAAAATCAAATATGGTATTACAATCACAAAACTAAAGACAGGAAACCAAAAGAGATTGGTTGAGGGATATTGCTACAAAATAACAAGCCGTCATTCATATAACTCAATCATAAATTACTTATCTGATGGTGGTATTAATCCATATGAAAAAGCAAGGGATGTTAATGATAATTTCATAAAAAATAAGAAGGGTGAATATGTTTATATTTATCGTGATTTATTTTATTCACCAAGAACAACCGAACAATTTTTTATTTCCAATCAAACGAGATTGTTTAAAGGATTTGAAGAATATAAGAATGTTCATAAAGTAACGTTCGATATTGAAACAACAGCATTGAGGCATCAAATTGGTAGAGTGTTCTTAATTGGTGTTAGAGATAATAGGGGTTTTGAAACTATATTGGAAGCTGAAAAGTTAAATGATGATGAAAGTGAAGTTAAATTAATTCAAGATTTTTTCAATTTAATTGACTACCTAAAACCTGCAGTTGTTTCAGGGTATAACTCTGAAATGTTTGACTTTGAGTTTCTTCTTGGTAGGGCAAAACTTTTGAAAATGGATTTGAGCAAACTTCCAATGGGATTGAAAGAGGGAAGTCAATTAAGAAGAAGACCCAACACATCTGTAAAATATGGAAATACTACCGATAGATATACTGCCACTGAAATGTGGGGATTTTCGATAATTGATATATTGCATGCAGCAAGGAAAACAGCAGCAGTAAACACAGAAATAAAAGCAACCGGATTAAAGTATATTGCAAAACATGAAAAAATAGCAAAACCAAATAGAACATATATTGCCGGGGAAGACAACTCTATTGGTAGGTACTATCATGAAAACAAAATGTTTGTGGTCAACGACAAGAATGAATATACACAAATTCCCGATGAATATCAAGATATTGCAAGAAAACTGTACATACTTCAAGCAAATAAGGAAAAATTTACTGAAATAGAATATAAGAACAATAAAAGTAAACATTTGAACAGTAATCCAAATTTTGTGACTTGGTTCAAAGAAGAACCAATGTTAAAGAAAATGTTTACATTTATAAGCGGTAAAAATCTTGTGAAACAATATCTTCTTGATGACTTGTGGGAAACTGAACAGGTGGATGAATTGTATAATCAATCATCTTTTATGTTGGCTAAGATTGTTCCCACTACATATCAGCGTATTTGTACTATGGGTACTGCATCCATCTGGAACTTGCTTATGACTGCATGGAGTTATGAAAACGATTTGGCTATTCCAGAATCCGATAAGTATGAAAAATTTAGTGGTGGTTTGGCAAGGTGTTATAAAACAGGATATTCGAAACGTATTGTTAAGATTGACTATGCTTCTCTTTATCCTATGCTTCAATTAACATGGGGCATATTCCCGATATTTGATATTACTGGTGTATTGAAGAAAATGTTGTTATATATGACAACCACACGTAATATTTATAAGAAACTTGCAAACAGTACCAAACTGGATAATGAAGAAGTAACATTATTGAGGGAAATTGACCCTGAAATGCATGTGAAATATATTAATAATGAACTTAGTGCTGCAGATATATTAAAGTGCAAAACAAAGCAATTACCTATTAAGATTTTGAACAACTCGTTGTTCGGTGCTTTGGGTTCAAACATTTCATTTAACTGGTCTGATAATAATTGTGCTGCTCGTATCACATGTTGTGGTCGTCTTGAACTTCGTCATGCAATAGCATGGTTTAGTAAATACAAATGTATTGCATTGCTTGCTGTTACTGACGGCATAAACTTTCATATACCGGATAAAACTACAATTAGGGTAACAAATGAGGGAGTAACTGAGGGAACAATTGAGGGATTAATTGAGGAAATGTGGCAATATAATGGTAAGACAGGAGTTGCAGCACTCATAGGGAAATTCAATGATGAAGAAATGCGTCTACCACACATGAGTGTTGATAATGATGGTGAAAGTATTTCATGTCTTAACCTTTCTCGTATTAATTATGCAACATTATCACTTGCCAAGGATAAGAAAAGTGGTGAAATGAAGGAGAAAATTAAACTCACTGGTAATACAATTAAATCTAAGGTAATGCCAGAATATATTCAGGAATTCATCGACAAGGGGTTGAATTTAATTCTTCATGGTAAGGGTAAGGAATTTGTTGACTATTATTATGACTATGCTGATGATATATATTATAAGCGTATTCCGTTAAAAAAGATTGCAAATAAAAGCAAAATAAAAACAACCATTAGTGCATATAAAAAGAGAGGTACTGATAAAAATGGTAGAGAAAAGGGAATGCAAGCACATATGGAACTTTTAATTCAAAAACGTGAACATATTGCCGAAGACTTATTTCAGAAGCATAAAGCAGATTTGATTTTATTGAAATCGGAAGAAAAAATGACGATTGATGATAAAATGAAACTGGTTGCTAATTATATGCCACCTGAACCTGAATTGGATAGTGTTGTGTATTATGTCAATACTGGTACAAAAAAATCACATGGTAATTCAAAAGCCGTGAAAGATAAGGTAACTGGTGAAGAAAGACTTATGGCGACACTAATCACCACAGAAGATTTGTTGGATAATCCAAACATGACTGGTGATTACAATTTTGAAAAATATCTCGATGCATTCAATAAGAGAGTAATTTCTTTATTGGTTGGTTTCGAACCAGAAATTCAAAAGAAAATGCTTGTAAAACTTGATAAGGAAGGTAATCTTATTAAGGGAAGTTTCACATCATATGATTTGGAACTTAAAAATTTCGATGATGATGACTTCGATGAATCGATGCATTTGGAAGAATTGGAAGCAATTTTCTGGAATAAAACCGGATATGACCCAAGATTGGTTTGGAATGGTTTTAAATTGTGGGATGAAAATAAAGTATATTACGAAATATATGAAAACGCATTAAACTTTCTTAATGATAAAATGACTGCAGCAAATAAGCCAAGGATTAAATCAATAAATTCAGATTATAAAAATGGTGATTTAGTATTGGTTAAAGACGGCAGTGCATATCATGTTGGTGCATACAATGGTGTTTATCTTCAAATCGTTAGAACCAATGTAGAAGTACCAAAGAGTGAAATAGAACTGGAACTCGACAGAAAAAGAGAGGAACAGGAAAAGAAACTCCAAGAATTGGAAGTGTCAGAATTGGCAACGAAAACCGACAGGGATTTGTATTTGGAATCACAAACAAAGAAAAGAAAAGAGTATTTTGAAGTCTTTAAAAAGAATCATGGTATCCCGGATAAGTTTTCAATGGACGTATTGTTTGCCGAAGTTCCAAAAATGGCAGATGCGTTCGATGATTTTGTCGCTGAACAGGAAGGTGCTGTGGAAAGTGAAGGCGAAGAATATTTAAGTTCTGATTTTGCCAATGACGATGAATAATGATATTATTTAGTATTTATATAAAAATATATCATCATGAGAATAAAAAAGAAAGAGTTGTATGAGATTATTGATTCAAACGGTGACTTAATCGGAAAGAATAATATTCCGCAAAACGGTGCTGATAAAGAAACTCAAGCAAACAACACTACTGATTATAACTCTAAAATAGGTCAGCAACCATTTAGATATGATATGCTCGGCAGATTTGGTTTCACACTATTGCCTTTTTTTGAGGGTAAAGAATACAATCAGGGTCAACAAGAACTGGTAAATGATTTGGCTAAGTTGATGTATGATAAGTACATGGAAACTTTGGAGTATTATTACAGAAATCCAAATAAATTAAAATCAGATTTTAGGTTACATTCTGAACATGACTTCGAAAGTCAACCGGAAGATAGAAAGAAAATAGATTTTGAATGGGCAAGAAAAGCTGCTGATTTAGTTCAAAAACATTTTGAAGGAGCATTTAAAGAACCTAAATCAATTGATGAAGCTGCTGTTATTGAAGATAAGGTGGTTGATAAGAAAAGTGAAGACGAGATTTCCAATAAAAGCGAAGACAAAGAAGTTAAAGAAAAACAACTTGAAAAGATTGCAGGTTTGATTAATAAAAAATTAGAAAAGGGTGAAATCGATAAGCTGATAAATTTGTTGGAAAGAAAATAATGGCTAACCAAGAACTATATAATAAAACGTATTCTGTGCCCCCTGAAGTGTCAAAACATATTCAGTCAATACTTGTATCCACTCCACAGGGAAATGGCGTTAAACGAGCTAAATTCATCATTAAAAACGGTTATTTGACGTATCAGGAACTAAAAAGATTGAAGAATTTCTTTGATTATTTTAATCCACAAACACAAAGTAAAGCAGAATACGAACTTGCTGGTGGTGGTTTAATGAAAGCATTTGTTGACAAAACATTAAATGCTGACAGGAATGCAGTAAAAACATCAAAAGAAGTTAGACGTGACATGACAGCAAACCCAAATTCAGAATTAAAACCGTATCAAACTCCCAGATTGGCTGAGGCTAAAGAAGAATTAACAAAAAATGCTGTGGCTGTTGTGGTTAATGACGATAATAAAATATTATTATTGAAGCGTGCAGATATGCCAAAGATATGGCAACCAAATAAATGGGCATTGGTTGGCGGTGGAATTGAAAAAGGCGAAAGTCCAGAAAAAGCAATTAAAAGGGAAATAAAAGAAGAAATTGGATTGGATATTGATAAGTTTGTTAAAACATTTACTATTCAAAGACATAAAGATAATATCGAACACATATTTGCATGTAGATATTCGGGTGAACCAACGGATATTACATTGAATGAGGAAAACACACAGTATGGTTGGTTCGATGCAGGGGAAATGAGGTATTTAGATACCGTTCCGCATTTGATGGAATACATTACACTTGCATTTAAAAAATACAATTAAGTATTTATTAAAAATAAGATTTAAAAATTAAAACACAAAGCAATGAGTAGATTAGAAGATGTTAGCTTACCTTTTAGAAAGAAAGCTGTTGCCAGAAATGATTATGATGAAAATGACAAGTATGAAGCTGGTCATGCAAACGCATTATCAACAGGCGATGAAAAAGGTAAAGGTGAAGTGAATCAACAAGTTGGTGGTG